ACCCACTTTTGATCGAGGCTAACATATTATCCAAATCCATCCATCTTCGATTCGGTTTGTAAAAAGTAATACTTAGTTCTGAGTAATCACCTTTTGGTATATTAGCCTCTTTTGTAGTCCAATACCATAAATCTTTGTAAATAGCCTTCTTCTTAGCTTTTTCGTGATAATGACAAATAACATTTGGGTTAAGTTCTCGGGGATACCAAGGGAAGACTAAACTCATTTTTGCCTCGCAAAGTTACCATGATATTTAATTCTTGCTTGAATTACTGCATTTTCAGCTAATTTTATATCTGTATACTCACCTAAAAATATACATTTTTGATGCACTTTTATTTGTGATCTCCATTTGTTAGTTTTTTTAGCCCAACTTACACCTTTAATTCCAGATGTGTTAGTTTTTGGCATGGGAGAATTGCATTGATTTTGTGAAGTTGTTGCTTCTCGCAAATTTTCAATTGAATTATTAGTTTTATTGCAATCTATATGATCTATTTCTTTTGGTAAAAACCCATGTTTCATAAAAAATATAATTCTATGCATCAAATACTTTTCATAATTTATACCAACCTCTAAATAACCTTTTTTATTTACCCGACCAACTTGTTTGCCAACTTTGTTTCTGTTGTTAGTTGGTTTTTTCCAATATAAATGTCCATCGTTGTATTCAAAAATTTCATGCAAATATTCTTGGGTTAGATTTGTGTATTTATTTGTCATAATATAGCCAATGTCATTGATAATAATTCTTCTTCAGTCGTGGAATACAACTCCTCAAATCCTTTTCTGCCTAAGCCATGAATCCCTGTACTTGAACCTCGATGGTGGATTGGGCATAAGCCAATCACAGGTGCATCTACTCTCCTGCCAGCTCTACGAATATGATGGATTTCCGTTGGAGTATCCTCTATTTTTAAGACAAATCTACATAAACTGCAACCCAGTCTTGCAACTTTGTCATAGTGCTGTCTTTGTGCTTTAGTCATTTGCCAATTCCTGAGCAAAATCTTCTAGTTTCTGTGCCTGATCTGTAATATCGACACTTATTTGATACGCTGCAACATAATCCTGATTGTTACAAGCCTCTGAATAGTTCTTAATTAAGTGTTGCAATATTAAAAATGGATGATTAATCATAACATTCCTTTCCGTCTGTTAGCACTAAGTGTTTGAAACATATCAAATATTCTTGCCTGTGAATTGCGTTCATTATCTAATATTTTATATTCTTCAAGAGCTTGTATCCAATTCCTAACTGCAATATCGTATGAAACGCTCGCTATGGCTTTTTCTTGCCGTTCTGCTACTGTCCCATCAGACTTTAAAAATTCATGAGCCTTGGCTTGTTTCATGGCTTCCTTGAGGTATTCAAGATGACTATATAGTTTCGCATGTTTCCTATCGGTAACAGATAGCATTTGATATGCTTCTGAAATATCATCTTCGTCTAAATTATTAAAGTCCATTTATTCTCTCCATTAAGATTGTCCAGGCTGTTGCTGCACAAAGTGGGACTTGTCCATTTCCAATGGCTTTAAGTCTGTCCACCCTATCGGCCACCCCATCAGCCACTCTACCCACGCTGGGTTCAACTGCCCACAACTCTGATTTTTTGTTCCGCTTAAATGCCTGACCGCAGTTATTAGATTGATTTGATGTTTCTTTGTTAGTAAATTTTCCAAACTGCGTGGGCCTCTTTTCCCATCCCAAGCATTTGGAGTTGGCCACATTTTTTCCGACAATCCAAATTCTGTCTCTTTGATGGTTTGCACCAACATCGGCTGCTCCCAACACTCCCCATTCCGCATCGAACCCCATCTTGGCCAAATCTGCAAGGACTGATTCAAGTCCTCGAATAGTGAGCATTGGACTGTTCTCAATGAATGTGTATTGTGGTCGTACCTCGCCAATAATCCTTGCCATCTCTTTCCACATTCCACTTCTTTCTCCATCAAGTCCATCCCCCCCCCCTGCGACTGAAATGTCCTGGCATGGAAATCCTCCAGATACAACATCAACAATTCCTCTCCAAGGTTTTCCGTCAAAGGTTTGTACATCATCCCAAATCGGGAAAGGCGGGAGAAGTCCGTCATTTTGTCGGGCTGCAAGTACGCTTGCTGGGTAGGCTTCCCATTCGACTGCACAGACTGTTCGCCATCCGAGCAGATGTCCCCCAAGTATGCCCCCACCAGCTCCTGCGAAAAGAGCCAACTCATTCATGCTTCCCCTTTTTTAACATTTCTAACATAGTTTTAAACTGATCTTTGACTTCTGACTTAGCAAATACTTTCTCTGTGTCTACTTTTAGCCTAGAGTTCAACTCACCTAAAATGTTCTTACTTATCTTATAATTTGTCGCATCCCATAGATGTTCTAGTTCTAAACCCTTCAAACCAGTTTTTAAAGTTAAGTTTGCTTTATCGTCAAATGAACCCTCAAAGAACAGTTCTGGTCTTAAAGACATATCCAAGAAGTTCACCAAGTCTTTATTTTTATCAATCTGTAAAGTAATGTAATCATTCTTATTTGGCTTTGATCCGTAATGGAATCTACAGTAGAACGCACCAGTTCCATCCGTTCCTAGTCCCATACTTGCTTGTAATTTACATCCGTATGCGTTACAGAAATAAGTATTTTTCTGTTGCAAAACTGGTTTATCAAGTTTAATTCTCATATTTTCTCTCTATAATTTTTGTAAAGTTTGTAGGCTTAATCATCCACTCTAAGTCTGCTAGGAAAGGCTTTCTGTCTTTAGATACGACTTTACCTGTTAAAAACTTAGAACCTTTGACAAATACAAAGAAATCGTTTCTAAACCAATCTAGTCCATCTTCTGTATCTTTACATTCAAACTCTACAAACATTTGTCTCCATCGTTGTTTTAGATAACCCTCTCGTGTTTTATTCCAAGATACAACTCTTGGTAGTTCTGGTAATACTTCATGATAAATATTTATAATCTCAGAATGAGGACATGGAGGAATCTTAGATTCCACAGATATAGTATTTAACTTCTCTTCACTTCTCTTCTCTTCACTTCTCTTCAGCAGACTTGAGTCAGTCTTGAGTTTGGCTTGAGTAAGACTTGAGTCAGTCTTTTTATAATTTATATCATTGATTTGTATAGGTGGATCAGGATATTTACTGTTGTAATATCTTAATCTTTGCTTAAATCTAGGTATAAAAATAAACCTTTCATCATCTACAAAATACAAACGAATAAGGTCTTGATCGACTAACTCTGTAAGCAATATTTCCATCCGATTTGTCTCCATACCACGACCAGAAAAACATCTAGTTCTCAATGTAAAATTCTTCCCTGAGTATCTAGCTGTGTCATCAGCAGACAGAATTAAATGGATATAAAGCAACTTTGCCTCATCTGATACTGACCAATACCTTTCTGAATTTAACAATTCATCACGAATTAATCTATCAGGCATCATTTTTTTCCTCATCAGATATGAGTTCACAATTCTCTTTTATTTCATCCATATCGCTTAAAATTTGATCTTTATTAATTATCAGCATTAAAAAAAGTTCCTTACTGACTTCAATTAGTTGCTCTTCAGCCATAAAATCATCTTTAGATTTAAACGCTAAATTACCATTTCTATTGACTAAAACAGTAACTTCAGGCAAATAACTAGCATTTTGTTTATAGTTCATATCATTCTCCAAAAATATCAGGTCTAAGCATTTCTCTGGTCAATCTACCCTGAGATAAATCTACAATCTTTCGCAAATGTTTTAAAGGAATCCCTTTGCACCTTGCTTTCCATTGATAAATTGCTGTTTCTCTAATACCTAAAAGCATTGCAAGTCGGTATAGTGATCCAAATTCATGTCTTAATTCAGTAAAAATATCCATTTAATTCTCCTTTTCTGTTATGATACTATCACATATTGTAACACTTTGTATTAGGGAAATCCCCTATAAAATATTTTAATAAATGTGTTGACAAGTGATATTAAGGTGTTTATATTTGAGTCATGCAGTAAATTTAAATGAAACGAAAGGGAAATGAAGATGAAAACTTATGAATGGATGGTAACAGCAGAAAAATGTGGAAATGTTTGGAAAGTAGGAGTTCAAACAGAAAACGGCTGTGTATCTTTTAGCAAAAAAAATTATGCAACGCAACAAGATGCACAAGTTATAGCTGACAAAATTTACAAAGAAGAAGAATTTGCACCTTTTGATTTTGAAATTGATTCTTAATTTAAACGAAAAGGATAAGCAAATGAAAACATTTATAGAAGCACTAGTAGGATTTGCAGTTATGTTTGGCCCAGCACTAACAATCTGGTTACTGCAAGGAGTTAAATAATGAAAAACTTTGACTCCTGGCTTTGCTATGACCCATCAAACAATGATGATCAAACAATTATTGATGATCGTATCAACCAACTTATCAAGACTACTTATAATCCAGCAGCAATGATTATGGAAGCTGTTTATGAATTTACAATGGCTGACCATGATAAAACTGTTGAATTTGTAAACGAAAACGATATGCTTGGCCTCGGTAATTTTATGTATTTAAAAGCCTACGACTTTGCATACTTATTAGCTACAAAACAAGCTGAGAAAGAATTTAACAATGGAGAATTAGCATGAAAACTTTTAACGAATTACGACTTATTAATGTAAATGAATTTACAGAACGCAAGGGACAACTCACATATTTAAGTTGGACTTATGGGCTTGACATTCTTTTACAAAACGATTCTACAGCTACTTGGAAGTTCCTAGAGCCTGTAGTCTACAACGATACCATGATGGTAAAGACTGAGGTTACTGCCTTTGGCAAAACCTTAGAAATGCAATTACCTGTAATGGATAACCGAAATAATGCAGTTAAGTCACCAGATGCACGAAAGATTAGTGATTCGCAGATGAGGTGTTTGGCAAAGAATATAGCCTGTTTTGGTATTGGATTGTATGTCTATGCTGGTTCTGATCTTCCAAGTGATGCCATTGATGAGGAGACTCCTGATCTAACTGATCTCTGCACTAACTGGGTAGATATGATTGGAGAGTGCCTGGACATTGATACCTTGAAAGGTGCATACGGACAAGCCTATAAAGAGTTGAGTAAGGATAAAGCTGCAATAGATCGTATCAGTAAAGCCAAAGATAAAAGAAAGGCAGAACTAATATGACATTTAATGAGCAAATAGACTCTTTATTAAGTAAGCAAAAAGAGGTAGATTATATCTTGGTTACTGAAACTATTAAAGAGTACTTAGTTACATGGCCTGAAAATGTCGATTCTAAACTTTGGAATCATCGTCTTGAATCCTTACTAAAGAAAATAGATGAAAAATTCTCGAGAACCACGAACTAATAATTACTTTACTCAAGAGGAAGTTGCCTACATTCTTGAACTTCCAAGACGAGAAATTGAAGTAATTGAACGCAAAGCACTTAGAAAACTGGCTTTTATTATTAAACAAAAATATAAAAAGGAAGATATTTTATGAGTAAAAGTTTCTTATTTGTACTGGCAATGTGGATTGTATTCTGTGGCTTCATTATTTATATGACTGAACTTAGCAGAAAAGAAGAAGTATTTAAGTTTAACTGTGCAAATCTTATAGGTGGTTGGCATCCAGATGTACCTAAGAAATTTGCTGAAATGTGTTTAGCAGCCAAACAAGAGAGGAGCGACAGATGAAACCAGTAGCTTATATATCTACAAATGGCGTCTTATATAAAGGATTTCCATCTGATTCAATGTTGGAATTAACTGATGAGGAAATTGCAACCATTTGTAAAGAACATTTAGCACCCAAGGGTTGTGATATTTATACATTTGCTAAAGCAATACTAAAGAAAGCGAGAGAGAAATGAACGAAACATTTGTATCATCTTCGCAATGTTACCCACTACATCAGCCTAAAAGAGCCTTAATGAAGTATTGGCTAACTGGTAAAAAACTGTATCTAGGTGAAACAAATATAGGCAATCGGTATTTTATTCTGACTAGACATGAGGATCATCCAAGGTTCATGGATATTATTACTGGCTCAATGTATGAGACTAGAGGCCATTGTCTATGCTCTAGTTACTTATATATTAAAAGTATTAATCGTATTACTCCTGATCTAAATGAACTTGTAGACGAACTTAAAAAGAAAGCAGCTTAAAAATGACTGAATCAATGATTTATCGAGAAGTAGAGCAAGGCTCTGAATCTTGGCTACAACTCAGACTTGGAAAATGTACAGCTAGTCGTGTTGCAGATGTTCTAGCTAAAACTAAAACAGGTGTATCAGCATCAAGAGGTAATTACTTAATAGAATTAGCCCTACAAAGGGTTACAGGTGTCATAGAGCCTTCTTTTACTAATGATGCTATGCAATGGGGCAAAGATAACGAACAGACTGCTAGAACAGCGTTTGAAGTTGCTCATAATGTGTTTGTAGACCAAGTTGCATTTGTAGACCATCCCACTATCCCAAATTTTGGTTGTAGTCCTGATGGGGTAATAGGTGATTCTCTACTGGAATTAAAATGCCCATATCAGAGTGCAGTACATTGGTCATATTTTAAGGATGGATGCCCATCTAAATACTATACGCAAATACAAGCACAAATGAGTTGTACAGGTTCTAAGTCGGTTTGGTTCGTATCATTTGATCCTCGTATGCCTCCTAGATCACAGTTGTACATTGAAGAAGTTTTGCGAGAAGAAGAATTTATTAAGAAGATGGAAGAAGAAGTTTTGAAGTTCTTGAATGAAGTAGAAGTTGAAGCAAGTCTAATGAAAGGTGAATGAAATGGCTATTAAATATTACATCAAAGCAGCAGTATCCGAGTATCAAGATAAAGATGGAAAGGCAAAGAAGAAGTATCAATCAATAGGAATCATCCTAGAGACTAAGAATGGACTTATGCTAAAGCTAGAGA